TTTCCGCTGCCAACTCTAAGCACAGGAGAGTGTTCTGCGAATACTGTAGGACTACCGTCAGTGGTTTTAGCCGCTTGGTGCGGCTTCTTATTCTTTTTTGGATCGTGCGGGGTGATGTCGCTCTTATGTAGACCTACAGCAATATTGTTACAGAATACCGTCTCGGCTCCGCGTACAATCTTTCCTCCTGTAGTATTTTTATCACCCTTGCGACTTAATTGTGGCATGTATCATCCTAATATCATTTTCTTAGAAGGGACACTGATTCCGGTAGTCGCTTCGATGTACTTCATCTTGACTGCCTCTTCTGTATCCGCAACTAGAGCAATGCTATTAGTATTTAGTCTGACATTTCCACGCTGGTCGTTAGTGAACAAACTGGGCATCAACCCCATTCCTTGAGGACCCGGGGCTACTGAAACCGGGCTAGACACTATGACGTAATTATCTTTAACCTCTATCACTTTAGCGACTAATTCTTCACCGCTGTTTAACTTAAATGTGTATGTTTCGTTTTTGTTGATATCCATATTATGCTCCAAATTTCTGTTGTAGTTCAGTGAAACCACCGACATATTCATCGTCTATGAATATCTGCGGAACTGTTCTTGCTGAGGGAACTGCTTCTAATAACTGTTCTTTAGTATATCCGCTACCAATCTTACGTTCTTCGTAAGTGATGCCCTTTTGTTCTAGCAATCTTTTTGCGCGGTCACAAAAACCGCAGTAATCCTTACTCCAAATTACAGCCTTCATATTTTTCTCCTTGTGTATTATATATTACAGGGAAGGTAGGTCGTCGTAATTTAATTGGTCGCTCATGACCCCAATCACGTAATTCGTACTCTCATTTTCCTGTAATGCCGTCTGCTTTTTACTGGTCTCGCTATGTTTATTGAACCAGGGTATCGGCGTGTTTTTAGGTGCAGGGCTTTGATATTTGATACCGACTTCTTTAAGTGCTGTGTTGGCTGTGTAGTCAACAAAGTCCTTCAATATGTTAGCGTTAAGACCGATAACGCTGCCTTTCTTGAACAAGTAGTCTGCCCATTCTTTCTCTTCGCGAATGACATCCATATACAATGTATATACTTCTTGTTCGCACTCTTGCTTTGCTCTTGCGAATCTATTATCTTCTTTAACCACTTGATTGATCATATATGCAGTCCAATCTTTATGCATGATCTCATCTTGTAAGATGAGACTGATGATATTCCCGTTACCGATAAAGATTTTATTCTCAACCATTGCTAAACTTGTAGCAAAACTAACCATGAATCTAAATGCTTCTAATGCATAACTTGCGTTGAGTGCTAGCCATATAGCCTTGATGTGATGACTCTCGGCAACTTCTGTGCCTGTTTCTTTGAAGCAATTTAATTGGTGTAATTTTTCATAGTAGTCGCCTACACTTGATGCCATGTCTACAATTTCTTTAGTGTCGTGGATTGTGTTGAACACATCCTTGGGCACATTATAGATGTTACGAATGATGTGACTGTAACTGCGGCTATGGATGTTTGTCTCAAAGAAACTCCAATTGAACATCAATGCTTCTAACTCAGGTAGGCTGACGACCGGAGTGAATATCTGACTGGGCCCACGTCCTTGTAAACTGTCAAGTGCTGTCTGGCGTAATAGATTGCTTGTGAAGATATGTTTGACGGCATCTGTTGCATCTTTGAAATCGTTGGCATCTTTTGTCAAACTAACTTCTTCGGGTACCCAAAAGAAACCACGAGCCGTCTGTTCTAGTTTTTGTAATTTGGGATACTTGACTTCTTCAAAACGTTGAATTGTTACTGGACCCTCTTTGTCCAAGAACATTTTACGACTAGAATAATCTGTTTTTGTTTTTAAATTATATTGTTCTTTGCTCATATTAGTGTTTCTTTTTGTAATCTTCTATCGCTGCCTTGATAGCATCTTCGGCTAAAATGCTACAATGTATCTTGACTGGAGGCAATGCTAACTCCTCAGCAATTTGGCTATTTTTAATTTCTCCGGCTTCGTCAAGGGTTTTTCCTTTGACCCACTCTGTAACAAGACTGGAACTCGCGATTGCCGAGCCGCAGCCGTACGTTTTAAATTTAGCGTCTGTAATAATACCTGTATCATTGTCAACCTTTATCTGTAATTTCATAACGTCACCGCAAGCAGGTGCGCCAACCATACCAGTACCAACACCAGTATCGGATTTATCAAAACTACCCACATTTCTTGGGTTTTCATAATGATCTACTACTTGTGAACTATAAGCCATTATATCATCCTTTCTTAAAGTTTGCAAGACTCGCAATCGCCATCTTCTTCAAATACTTCTTGTTTAACAACTTCATGGCTTTCTTCTACAACTCTAGACCCAGCCTTATTGATGAGGCTGTAATAGAAAGTCTTCAATCCATATTGATGAGCCAGCATTAAATTCTTTGCTATCAACGTAGTAGGAACTTTGCGATCTGTAAAATGTGCGGGATTGTAGAATGTGTTTGTTGATATACTTTGATCTACGTATGCTGCCAATACTGCTGAGGTCTTGATATAACCTAAACAATCTTTCTGTTCCCACATCAACTCATATTTATTTTTTAACTTTTGATATTCGGGTACAACTTGTGTAAAAGATCCAGCCTTGCTCTCCTTAACTGAGATAAGTGACATAGGCATCTCAATACCATTAGTACTATTAATAACCACAGAACTAGACTCAACAGGAGCAATGGCCATAAGTGTTGCGTTTCGTACCCCATGTTGTTTCATTTCCTTTCTCAACGATTCCCAGTCGAGTTCAGGGGTGAAATTAGCAAGTTCATTCACGCCTTTAGCACGTAACTCCCATGGAAACTTACCTTGACCATAACGTGTCTTGTCACTATCTACACACTTGCCGCGCTCTTTAGCAAGTTCAACTGTTGCTTCTGTGAGATAAAATGCCTGATGTTCCATCCAAGTCTTAACTTCTTGCAAACTATCTTTCTCACCATATCGCATTCCGCGTTTGGCATGCCAGTATGCTAGATTAGTTACACCAATGCCTAATGGTTGAATCTCATCATTGCTTAGTTTACTTTGTATGCTTAAGAAATCTTGGTAGTCCAGTATGTTGCATAGGCTACGCTGTAGAACGCGGCAAGCTCTACGCATATCTTCAGGGTTTCTGAATGCGCCCCAGTTAATGGACCCCAGAGTGCAAAGTGCAATTCGACCGTTATGATCGTCAAGACGCTTAAAAGATTTAGTAGGAAGCAGAATTTCACAGCAAAGGTTACTTTGATAAATTGTATGGTATTCCGGGTCGAACGGCCCTTGGTTCATGACATTATCTATGAATACCAAATAGATACGTCCCGTGTCAGTTCTTTCTTTTAATATGCCACCCTTGAACACATCTTCAGCATTCATGGTTTTCTTGCGTAAATCTTTACGTTTCTCATATTTGACGTAAAGTTCTTCAAACTTCGCGCAATCTGAATAGAATGCTTCGTATAAGTCTGGAACTTCGTTGGGGTCAAAAAATGTTATGTTTTCTCTGTTTTTGAATCGTCTCCAGAAGAAACTACTAAGCACAACCCCATAATCCATATGACGGACTCGGGTTTCTTCGGTTCCTTGATTGTTCTTAAGAACAATAAGATCATCAAACTGATAATGCCAAATGGGATAAAATACTGTAGCACTTGCATTTCTAATACCTCCTTGTGAACAACTGCGTAAATCTCCGAACCACTTCTTCAAGAAAGGTATCATTCCCGTGTGCATAACTTCGCCACCGCGTATAGGACTACCTAATGGGCGCAATCTACCTATCTCAAGGCCAATGCCAGCGCGTTTGCTAGCATACTTAGCCATCATCTCACCTGATGCAAAAATGCTGTCAAGGTCATCATCACTACGGATAAGAACGCAAGAACTAAACTGTTTGGTCGGTGTTCCGAGGCCAGCGAGTACAGGAGTAGCAAGAGTGAACAAACCATCACTAGAAGCATTATAGTATTCCTTTACATATTTTAGTCTTTGACTCTTATCTTCTTTGTGCATCACAGTCGCGGCAGCGACCATATAGCGAACTTGGGGAGTCTCATAAATCTCTTTTGTAGCACGGTTGCGTACAAGATATTTCTCAATCAATTGTTCAATAGCGGCATAACTGTATTGTTCATCTTTCTCATGATCGATGAATTCTTCCATCTTATTCCAATCATCTTCACTATACCAATCAAGTAATTCGCTGGTATAGAGTCCGGACTCTATGTTCTTTTTTACTATCTGAAACAAGTGTGGAGGATTATACTGCCCATAGACATCTTTACGTAACATGCTAAGACGTTGCTTACCAGCAACATATTGATAATTAGTATGTCCTACATCTGGATTATGTTCGATATCGATAAGGTCTACTATGGCGCGTAGAGTGATCTCATCAATAGTTCTTGTGGTTATACCGTCATAAAAGTGGGGCTGTGCTTTGATCTCAATCATGGACTGAGAGATGTCTGCTATTCCATTACATACTTTTGCTACTTGTTGTTGCCATTTTTCAACGGCGAGTGGTTCTGTCTTTCCAGACCTTTTTATTACATTTATTTTCATTGTTAACCTATCTTAGCAGTCAGTGGTGATATATCGAATGTCTTAATTATCGTAAAATCGCTGATGTGATTATTTACTACTGTCTCGGGCCAGTAATTCAACACATATTTTGCGTCATCGACAAGGACTAATACCACTTCATTGCTATTATCGTCTTTTGCTAGGACAAGTTCAAGATTTTTGGTGCCCGTGAGTAAAAAGGTATAAATCATACCCAATGCTCTAGCGTAATAACAAAAGTTGTTATCTGCTAGTAGTTGCCACGGGTCAGGCCAGTCTTTTATATAATCAGTATGTAAATAATAATTACTGATTGGGGCTCTTTGCCAGAATCTATCTATCTCTATGCACTGCTGGGCAACATCCAAGTCTTTTATAGTATCCCTTAATTCAGCCCAGGTCTTAAGTCTAAGTTCGTAATCGAACAAGAAAATGTTAGTCACATTGTACTTATCAATTGTTTATCTCACCGTACATATTGCTATTACCAAACGCTCTTACTGCTCGTATGAAATCATCTGCTGTTAATTCATTTTGTTCAAGCACTATATCAACACAGCGCCAGAAATCATCGATTATTGTCTGATCAAGTTCGCATGAACCTGACTTACGATAAGGAACATAACCAAAAGGCGCACCAGCGAATACATGGGGACTATCAACCATAGCGTTCTTCATACCTTGAGTAGTTTCTATATAAAGATTATATTGCATATTATTTCACCATGATCAT